TGGTCGGCTCCTTTTTTGCCCATCAGCATCGCAGCTGACTTCACTGGATCGATGATCCTCCAGCCATGTTCATAGACCTCAATCACGCCAGCGTTGAGCATGGCCATGACGATTCCGGTGTCGCGTGATGGATCAATCTTGTTTCGGATTGTCTTTTCAGCGTAGCCCATCGAGGCAGCGAGAAAGTCCTTCATGGCTGATCGTGAGACGTATGGCATATCTTGCCGTGTTTCGGCCCCAGAGGCCCACCAGGCGCGTTCCCAGAGCCTTGCGGTCTCATCATGCTTGGAGGGTTTCTTGTGCGGCTTCTGCTCACTGGCATCTTCGTCTGGGATGGCCACGCAGGTGGTGGCTTGTCCGCCAAACTTGGTGGCTCCCATTTCAATGATCTCAAGCTTGAAATAGATGGCTTCGCCTTTGGATGGCAGCTCGCGCTGCTTGGTGACGCTGGCTGATCGCACCCCATCCTTTTCGGTCACCTCGATTTCGGTGTCGATGTGGGCGCGAATGCCTGACCATCCGCGTGCGCCTCTGGCTGCATCTTTGCCGTTGTGGTGAATGATCATCATGGCCGCGCCGGTCGCCAAGCAGACTTGCTCGAACCGCGCCATGACTGGTCCCATGTCCTCACCGCTGTTTTCGTTTGCGCCTGCGGACATTCGGGCAAGAGTATCGGCAATGACCAGCCGCACTGGTTTTCCCTTGATCCGTTCAATCTCTCGGATGGCCTCGATCACATCGGAGGCATCGGTTTCGCCGTTATAGAAATTGAGCGGCACCGGGATCATGGCGAGGTTCTCAAGGTCACAGTCGTAGAACCGCTTGATAGCTTGGAGGCGTGACCGGATGCTTCCTGGCGCTTCGCAAGCCAGATAAACAACAAGGCCGGGATCGGTTTTGCGGCCATAGCATTCTGCTCCTGTGGCAATCGCGGTGGCGACTGACAGCGCCCAGAATGTCTTGCCTGAGTTGGAATCGCCATAGACGACCGTGGTCGATCCGATGGTCATCAGATTCTCGACCAGTTCGTTCGGCGCTTCAAACTCGGTCGAAAGCTGATCGCCAAAGACGACCTTCAGCTTGTCCAGAACAGCTTTGCCGGTGAGTGGCATCAGTAAGGTTTTGAGATCATGCCCTGCCTGGACGTAATCGTTTGCATCACCATCGATCGGAGGCATGACAACGCGTGCGCCGTATTTTGCTGAGGCTTGGTCGGCATATTTCTGGCCTGTGCCGGAGGCATCATTGTCAGCCACGATGACCAACTCCTGCATCTGCCCATATTTCTCGCGGATGGTTCCAGTTACTGGGACCAAGTTCGAGGCAGAATAGGCAACGATGCAGGGACGATGCGTGATCTCGTGGATCGTGGCGGCTGTGGCGAAACCTTCGGCAATGTAGATCGTGCCAGGTTCGTCGGTGGTTCCGACCATCCAAAAGCATCCGCCTGTTTGACCGCCTGAGTGATAGAGCTTGCCGCCTTCCTGATCGATATACTGGATCGAGGCGAGGTTGCCTTCTGGCGTATAGAGCGGAGCCATCAATCGGCCATCGCTAGTGATCCGTGTTCCGTGCGCCTGGACGCCTTTGCGCGCCAGATAGGGATGATCCGGGCTGGCTCCCATGCCGTTAGACCAGATCAGCTCTGCGGTATCGGCCACTGCCTCGCGGTGTCGCTTGATCTCTGCATCGCGGGTTGCTTTGGCTTCTGCCAAACGCCGAGCATGAGCCATTTCTTCGGCTGGGCTGATCTGCCGCCCTACATCTGCGCGCCATGTGGATTCGATTCCAGCGCGCCAACAGCCAAAGCGACCGGCCGGGATGCCATCCGAATAGGCCACATACCAGCCGGACTTGTCATGGCCTGGCTTGCCTTTGGTGCCGCTATTGAAGCGGTGCATCTTGCCATCAAGGACGATATCCCTTGGCGGTGCCATTCCAGCCGCTGCGATAGCATCGCGCAGCTGAACGTGTGGCGGATCTGGCTCGATCGGCTTTGGCGGTGACCAAGGTCCGCCCATTATCGAAGTGATGTCAGCCATTATTCCCCTTGTCCCTTAAGATAGCACGCCAGCCGGTTGAGCGTTTCAAACTTGGGATTGGTTTCCTTGCCATCCCTGATCTTGATGATGGTGTTAACGTGCAGTCCAGTTCTTTCCGCCACAATCTTTGGCCGTCGATCCGAAAGGCCCTGCCTGATCCATTCCAATTCCATCATGTGCATAACCCTCTGCGATGTTGTTTTTCCCCTTTACGCAGGATCAATAAGCCTGTAAAGGTCAATCCACGCACCGACTGGATTGTCCGACTGGTGCTGACAAGGAGAGTCTCTAATGGCAATCAATTTGAAGAAGACTGGCGGCTTGACCGCTAACGGTGTCAAGCTTTTGGTCTATGGCCAAGCTGGCGCTGGTAAGACGAGCCTGATCCGCACGCTGCCGAATCCGGTAGTGCTATCGGCTGAGGGTGGTTTGCTTTCGATTCAGGATGCCGATCTGCCGTTTATTGAGATCGCCAATATGGACGATCTGACCGAAGCCTTTGCATGGTGCAAGGATAGCAAGGAAGCGGCTGGCTTTGAGAGCGTGGCATTGGATAGCATTAGCGAGGTCGCTGAGGTTGTCCTGCAGCACGAGCTAAAGCGCAACAAGGATGGCCGCGCTGCATATGGTGAGCTGAACACCACCATGCAGGAGCTGATCCGCGCGTTCCGCGATCTTCCCGGAAAGCACGTCTACATGAGCGCCAAGCTGGAGAAGTCGCAGGATGAGATGGGCAAGTTGCTGTTCAATCCTTCGATGCCAGGCAAGTCGCTCACGCAGGGTCTGCCTTACTTCTTTGACGAGGTGCTGGCACTGCGGGTCGAAAAGGATGGAGAAGGCAACACCCAGCGCGCACTGATGTGCGATAGCGATGGGATTTGGCTGGCCAAGGATCGCTCTGGCAAGCTGGAGGCTTGGGAAGCTCCTGACCTTGGCGCGATTATCTCCAAGATCGGAGGACAATAATCATGGCAAAGAAGGTTCTTAACAAATCACACCGAGAGTTGCTGATTCATCATGCAGAAAAGTTGGTGCGTAGCACGCAAGATCGCGCACCACTTGACAGCGCATATGATGCTGCAGCCTTGATGGTGGTTGGCCTCGTTGAAAAGAAATATCCCAAGGCTGACATGGCCGTGCTGGCAAAATACAACCTCGGTCGGATTGATCGTTGCATCTTTGTATCATCTGGATTCGGTGGATATGAGAGGTTTCAGTTTCGATATGAGGATGATCGCACTCCGCGTGTTCCAGATCGTTACTGCAATGATCGCACACCGCACCTAATGGATGAAGATCAAGCAGCACTTTTTGAGGCTTGGGAAACCGCTGAGAAGCAATACACTGCTGCCGTCAACCAACGCATCAACGACTTTAGAGCACTGATTAACGTGGCGCGCACGTTCGAGGATGTTGAGGAAGTCTGGCCCGCTGCTGGCGCACTACGCGAGCGGATTTGTGGCACCAACACAGCTGTCGCCACCATCAATGATGAGGTGATTGCTAGGATTAAGTCAGATGCTGCAAACATCGTCGAAGAAGGAGGTGGCGCATGACTGTCTCACTCTATCAGCAATGGCTGAACGCAAAGCAGATCGAAGCTGCGGCGGTTAAGACGCGCCGCGATATCGAGGACCAACTGGTCAAGCAGTTTGAGATCCCCGAAGGTCTCGAAGGCACAAAGAACCTTGAGGCCGACAGCTATAAGATCAAGATCGAAGGCCGGATCAACCGCAAGGTCAATGGCGATAAGCTGCAGGAGCTGGCCGCAGAGCATGGTCTGACCGACCATCTGGCAAGCCTCTTCCGCTGGAAGCCTGAGATCAACATGACCGCTTGGAAAGCGGCAGACGCATCAATCACCACCCCATTGCTGGACGCGATTACGGCAACGCCTGGCCGTCCGTCCTTTACCATCACCAAGGCAGGAGAATAATCATGGCATTTCTTGGAGAAACCTTTGGCGTTGACGACCTTCCGCAGTCGGATCGCAATTACGAACTGATTCCCGAAGGCTGGTATAACGCCACCATCACTAAGGCCGAGCTTGGCAACACCAAGTCTGGCACGGGCCAGAAGATCGATGTGCGTTACGACATCACTGGCCCAACGCAGCAAGGCCGCGTGATCTTTCAAGCGGTGAACATCCGCAATCAGAGCCAAAAGGCCGAGGAGATCGGTCGCCAGCAGCTTGGCGAGATCATGCGGGCGATCGGTCTGGCACGGGTTGAGGATACCGACCAACTGATCGGTGGTCAGCTTTGCATCAAGATCAAGATCAAGCAGCCGACCGACAAGGATAAGGCCGCTGGCTATACCGAGAACAAGAACGAGGTGGCTGGCTTTAAGGCTGCAAACGGCACATCAGCGCCGATGCCTTCGGTTGCCTCAAGCGCACCTGCAGCATCTTCTGCACCTGGTGGATCGAAGCCGCCTTGGGCGAAGTGAAATGAAAAGACCTCGGCAGGGAAGGGAGAAACCTGCCGAGGTCAATTTCCATTCGGAAGTGAGACAACCATGAAGCTGCCTGAACCTATTCATACCATATCGAGCCTGATCGACCAATACCACGAGAGCAAATCCGAGAAGCCGCGTCCGCATATGGGTTGCAGCTTGCTAGGCCATCCCTGCGATCGGTGGCTTTGGCTTTCGTTTCGCTGGGCTGTGCGTGAGCAGTTCGAAGGCCGCATCCTCCGCCTGTTCCGGCGCGGCCAGATGGAGGAAGATACGATCATTCGGGATCTGCGCGCGATCGGGATCGATATTAGATCAAGCCAGCAGCGTGTGAACTTCGGCAGTCACGTTTCTGGATCTCTGGATGGCATCATTCAATCTGGCGTGCCTGAGGCACCGAAGAAGCGCCATGTGGCTGAGTTCAAGACGCACTCGAAGAAGAGCTTTGACGAGATGGTCAAGCTAGGTGTCGAGAAGTCCAAGCCGATGCACTTCGTCCAGATGCAGGTCTATATGCACGGCACCAACATCGATCGGGCGCTTTATCTGGCGGTCTGCAAGGACGATGACAGGATCTATACCGAGCGCGTTAAATACGACCAGGCTGTGGCCGAGCGGTATATTGAGCGGGGCAAGCGCCTTGCGCTGCAGGACCGCATTCCTGAGCCATTGAGCGCCGATCCGACATGGTATCAGTGCCGCTT